AAAGTTTTTCTTGCTTGTCTAAATTATTGGATAGTTGTATAGTCCCACACTCTTTCAACTTACCTCCGACAAAAAAGGAATACCCAGTACATACCGATGAAACATCGAATGATAATATTTTACTCACCTTCCAATATCTCCCATTCAAACCCACAATGTGGACAGTTATATTCTAAAATATTTGGACCAAACACTAATGGTTTTCCACACTTAACACAATTACATACACTGTCCATCATGGAATCACTACCACATCCATCACACCCTGCGCATGAGTGGTCATTAAATTTTCCATCTACTATCTCACTGGCAATTGAGTTCCACTCCGGATCTTCCATCAGATCTTTTATAACTTCTTCTACCGAAACTGGGTATGTCCCATCAAGAAATTTACCGTTCGTAGTCCTAAAACTATAATTACACGATGTACACATAAAATATCCAACAACTATAGTGGATTCACAATCAATACATGGTATGCGATCCTCGTGCATATATATCGTGCTTTCGCTATTACATTCTGGGCAATTCATGTTATTTCTCCTGTACCATTTCTATCAAATTTCCTACTATCTCAACCTCATCGCCTTTTATAGTTATTGCGATAGGTGTGAACGCTTCCGAATCTTTCATGTCCGGGTACTGATGAGTACCAAACAAGACCTTAGACAACGCTGGGATAAATATAGTATAAGAATTATCCTCTTCGTTATATTGCAAGAAATCAAAATTTCCATCTTTCTTTGTAAACAGGTCGCTATCCAGATCTACATAATCACCAGACTTCGGCACCTTCATTGTATGTGTATCAGTATTGACCTTAAACTTATAATTACGCGCCGGTAACATCAATGCTGTTGGTGTACCGATCGCGTTAATCACTTTGTCTTTGGTGGTGTTCTTTGTGCTTTTCTTTTTAGCCATTTCTTCCTCCTAACAGTTCTATTACCTCTTCAACATTCAAATCTCCAGGATCTATATCTTCGTGCGGAAAAAACAACGGTGTAAGCTTTATCTTTCCATCCATACCTTCTATAGCTTTCAAAGTGCCTTTTATACCCGCTTTATCCCCATCAAACAACAAAATTACTTCAAATGCATGGCTATACAACAAACTCTGTTGCCCTGGCGTTATCCTACTACCCATACACGCCACTACATTTTTATACCCCGCCATATTTAATTTCCATACGGACTTAAAACCTTCTACTACTATAATCTTTTTCGACACATCTTTAGCTCTATGTAAGTTATAAAGCACTTTATCTTTATCAAAACCTTTTGTTAATAGGTATTTAAAATTTTCATCTGCTTTACCTGTTATATCTCTACAACTATAAGCTCTTAACTTACCGTCCACGTCTCGTATAGGTATAACATCCCTCTGAAACCCATATCTATCTACGTACCCACCACCAACTTCAAACTCGTCAAGTATTTCGACAGGAAATCCTTTCCTCTCAAAATAATCAGATCTAAACTTGGCAAAACTCTTTAAATACGTCTCTGTAGTCAAAGTAGTAGGTACTTGTCTATTGTCCTTCATTCTGTCAATAAAATCTCTCTTCTCTTTTTCCATTCTGTACTTCAAGTACGCTGCTTCATTGTGTATATCTATACCAGTTATACTCTCCAAATACCTTACAGTTTCAGCAAAGGTTTTATTCATAAGGTGCATAACCAAACTAATGACATCATACCCCACATCCTCATGGCATTGAGCTGAGAAGCACATCCAATTCTTCGTTACCTTGTTCATTCTGAATGACGATTTGTTAGATCCACCATGGATTTTACAAACTGCTCTTATCTCCCTGGAATTATTCATGGATATCTCAAACCCCAACATGCTCAACAACTTTTCAGCGTCTATAGCTTCTTTCAGTCTGTTTAGTTTGGTGCGCTGCTCTTCTTTAGAAATCTTGCCTTTGTTCTGGTGCGGCATTGGAGGACTCATTGGAGTCGTCATCATACGTTATTTCCTCTTTCTCTTTGTTTTCTTTACTATCGTAATCTATTAATTGCCTACTTGCCTCATTTATTAATAGTATCTTTTTTGTGAACTCATACCCTATACCCTCGTCAGGTGTTGTGCCACCGAAACGAGCCTTTTTAATCACTAACTTGTGATATCCATAATCCTTTTCAAACGGATGAATCTTTCCCAACTCTTCTTTGGTTCTTGGTTTAAAAAATATCAAGTTGTCTGTATATCTAAGAATTCTATCACTATCAGCAACATCATCGTCCCTGTTTATCTGGTTTGCACATATAAATGGTATATCCAACTCACCCGCCAAATCATGCAGTGCCGTAGTAACATCACCCAGAAGTTGGTATTCCTTCTTGTTTTTGAAATCAGCACCAGGCGGTGACTTGATATAATCAAATATTGCCAATCCTATGTCTTCAACGTGTTTGTACTTCTTATACAAGGCTACCAGTTTTTCTACACTATACCCAGGCATAAACTCATGGAAATACTTCCCGTTTTTTATCAATTCAGCGGCACGTTGTATATTATACAATTCCTGATCATTATAACCACCGTGCTTTATTCTACGCTCCAGCACTCCTGACATCATAGAAAGAACACGAGGTCTCCACTGGTCAAAAGTCATCTCAGTGTCAACATACAGCACTGGTTTTTGTGAAGTATATGCTACATATTTACCGATGTTAGACAGGAATGTACTTTTTCCCTCGCCAGGCCTTGCACAAAAAACTGTCAAAGACCCATTGACCAACCCGTCTATACGCTTGTCCAATATAGGAAACCCTGTACTCATACCGTAATGTTCCACTGGATTTTGCATCTTTTCTTCTATGAACTCATCGAGTCCATCGGCTAAATTTGTAGCCTCTTTCACAGCCCTTGCTTTCATAGAAAGATCCATCATATCACTGACTGCTACTCCCAGCATATCAGCCGCTGTTAAATCAGCATCATTGGCTTTCTCTTCTATACTTGACATATTCTTACTAAGTGTTGTGTACAATTGGTGCTTGGTGCTAGCATCTAACACCATATCTATGTAATGTTGTAAATTATCCTCTGGCACATCCATGTTCATTATAGAACTTACATATTCGTATCCGCCAACTGACGACAGCACACCGTTACGTTCAGCCTCACTTATCACAAGTTCGGCATCTATTTTTGGCACGCCTCGCTTCACCAAAGCAGTTATTATCATCCACAACATAGAATGGTCGGGCAATAGAAAATCTTGACCGCTGACATTAGAAGCTATGGTGTAATAATTATCTACTGAATTAAAACAATAAAGAAGTAATACTCTTTCATAAACAGATTGTCTAAACATTGCTTTAGAAGATTCGATCATTAAAGTCTCCTTTCGTCCCTGCTAAATTTTTGTTCATGTTCTCTTCTTGTTAGTTCACGTTTGAAACTGTTAATAAGTTCTACGTAATATTTTTCTAACCCCTCTGTCATTTTTATTTCACCTTCCAATGCATGAATGTCCAAGTCTACTTGTTCCAATTCGGGGTCAGCATCTATAACTTTTTGTCTTTTTTCCGCTTTAGTACCACCTTTTACATCGGCCTTATTTACCGCAAGGTCTATGGCTCTGTTTTTCTGCATCAATTTCACTTTGGTCGCATTAATCTGAGAAGAAAAATAAATTAAGAATTGTGATAGACCAATAGCATATTCGCTCAGTTTACTTGAAGGAGTTGCCTCCAAATTTCTCGGATCAAAGGCAAATATCTCGTCCATCAAATAACTATTTCTCGGCATCTTATAAACCATTAGTTCTTTGGATCTTTTATTAAGATATGGGTTTATATCATTCATCAAACGACCATTTATCTCCATTAAACACTTCTATTTTTATATTTTCTGGTCGCATACCTTCTTCTACTGCGCTGTATATCTTGAGCGTGCAAAGATTCTATCTTCAACCAGTTCTTAAATTCTTTGTTATCACACAATCTACGAAAAGCAATCTTCTTATTTTGAGCTTGGCTACGTTCAGACCTACTTTCGGCAGATATACCAGTGGCTTTATGAGTAATTCTTACACCAGTATCCCTTTTGTTCTGGTTCTGACCACCTTTACCACCGGCCCTGAAAGTATCTATCCTGAAATCTTTCTTGGTTATGGTTAAAAGCGGTTCTTTATTCTGCCGGTGCATCTTCACTTCGTTCCTCCCATATAGGGTGTTTTCTTACCGACATACTACTATAATTTGATTTTGAGTGTATTAGACACATACTCATTACCAAGCTCGTCCCTAATATTTACAACAGTTTTAATGGTGCCGGATCTTCCATAGGATCTAAACAGTTTTTTCGTATCAACCAGCGCTGCTGTTCCTTTAAAAGATCTATACAGGTCCACCGGACTACTGTTAGGCTTGGCCATGATTACTACAGATTTCCTACTCGAATTCTTGCGAGGCACCCTCTTCTGAACTATCCGCGCAATCTCAGGACTCACCGGCACAAGATGAACATTCTTAGCGTTAAATTGTAGAAATATCTCACTATCCTTATGCTTTAGCACTTCCTTATATGTTAAAGTCCTGTAGATTGGGGATTTACTGTCGTATTTGATATAATTATACCCCACTTTTAATTTGGGACGTTTTCTGTACCAACCGATGATCGCGCTATACGTGTAAAGCAAGGCTGCGTACAAAGCAATAGCGCTAGCAATAGCCCATTCAGAATTTTCCTTAATAAAATTTATTATATCCATTATGTCGCCTCTGTATCTTCACTACGTTCCTCCCAAATAGGGTGCTTTCCCGTACATAAATAATCTCTCGCAATTATTTGACCGTCTTTGTCTTCTACCTCTACCCACTGGGCATGCATGCCTATCTGTTTACACGCAAACGACCAGTTGCAGTACTTTTTATCACCACAAGCAGTACCATCCTTCAGAGGTACAAAATCCTCGCAATCTTTCTGAGCATCTACGTCATGTGGATCTTTTTTATTCGGAATTATTATTTCCGTCACTTTTCTTCTCCTCTTTCTTTTCTACACCTTCAAAACATTCAGTACACAACATCACCCAGTACGGGCAGTAGTAGAATTTATTCTGGGTATCTCTATCATATAAATTATGGGCTACCTTTGCTTTATGTACGTCTTCGACTGGCTTTATTTTATTACAACCGCTACAATTGAAATGAGTACAATCGTCTTCTAGTGTTATTTTCATTATATATCTCCCTTGTAAATCATTTCACCTATACCACATTTCCAACACATAACTTCTTCTTCGATATATTTTATATGCCCGCAATTCATACAAACCCAGTAATCAGGTTGAATTGATTCTCCTGCCATTCTTATAAAATACCCAAACCTGATAGCACACATTCTACTAGCTTCTACCAACGTCGTCATTATGTTATGTTCCTCCAAATCCTGTTAAGTATTTTATTTTTATCCAACTCTTTTTCACTACGTATTTCAAGAAGCACTGCACCTGTTTCCTCGCAATATGCCTTCTTCAAGTTGTCTCTTCTTTTTGACGATATAAACCCTTCTCTATCGGTATGAAAGTGTTTAACAAATTCATCGTGTTGGCGTCCTTGAACCTCTACTAATACACCCAACTCTTTAATGTAAAAGTCAAAAAACAACTTTGTACCCTTATATTTTATGTACCACTCCTCTTGTATAAGGTTGTGAGGAAATATCCCCTTAAGAAATTCTTTGGTCTTATCAGATAATTTACTCACAGTTTAGCCCTAACATTTCCTTTACAGAATGTCTCAATTCCTTATACACATCTTCATTTTCTCTAAACACATCAGATATGGCCTTCCGCCCATTCCATTTATCCACTTTCTGATCAGGTGGATAATAATACCACGCACCAGACTGATCGATAACACCAAGATCTATACCTAAACTAACTACCTCTTCCACAAAATTATAACCACGGCCATAAATTAAGTCTATTTTTGCTTTTCTCCACGGGGCCGACAGTTTGTTCTTAATTATCAGAAAGTCGCTCTCATGCCCTATAACTATTCCCTCGTCATTAATTATTCTGGAAGAGGCTGTTTCTCCGCCTTGCACTCTCGTACGCGTAGTGGTGTAAAATCCAAGAGCCTCGCCGCCACTAGTGATTCTGTCATCCCCCCACTTACCAATACTGTGTCTAATTTGGTTAATAAAAATAAGCAGCGTATTCGTACGATTAGCTATTGGAGTCAACTTCAAACACGCCTTGCTCATTAACCGAGCAAGTAATCCTATGTAATCATCACTTATATCACCTTCAGCCATTTGTTTAGGCAATAATGCAGAGACACTATCCACTACTAATACATCCAACTCGCCGCTCTTCATCAGTATCTCAGCTATCTCTAAATTATCGTCGCCGGTGTATCCTTGCACCAAATCTATAACGTCTGGGTCTACTCCCATTTCCCTACCCATGTTTCTAACTAATTTAGGATCAAGTGCATGCTCTGCATCTACATATGCCACATTTAAATTTCGTTGTAATGCTTTCATACATACACTAAGGGCTAGGGTAGACTTACCACTAGAGTTCGGCCCATACACCTCATGCAATCTACCACGGGCCATGCCCCTTACACCTAGTGCTGAATCTAGTGCTAGAGACCCAGTAGATACCGAATCTATTTGTAGATCTTCATGATCTCCCAAAGGACTTATAACGCCTTCTCCATACTTCTTAAGTATAGCCTTTCTAGCTATATCCAACGAGGCTACCTTTTTTTCTTCTTCCTTTTTCTTCTTCTTAGCCATTATTTGCCTCCATCTTTGCTAATAACATGTCCAGTTCATTTGCCTTTTCATCTAAGTCTATTTCCACCTCTTCATCATGTTTGTCTATCATTTCTTTTATTTCTTTTTCCCGGCTCTTTTGATGTTCGTCGTTCATAATCAATATCGCCTTGTGAGTTATCCAACCTGCTTTTCCTTGGCCCAACACTCTCAAATCAATTGGTTTATTAAACTTGAACTTATTTGCGTGGTCAAATATAACATCTATAATTTCCACACATTCTTGGATAGCATTAAACCTGTTTAACCCGGTTTTTTCACGAGATTCAACAAACAATTTAAATGCTCTCATTTCGTTTCTAATATTACCCTCTATATGGTATGATTGCTGGTTTGGATAATGTCGCCACAATCTCATGTAGAAATAGTTACGAAGATCAGTAATATTGATTACTTTATCATTCACTGTCAACGGATCAGAAACCTTATACCCATTCTCTATAGCCAAGTCTCTAGTGTCTTCTCTGGTTTTTGCCAGTCTATAACCAGCATTTTGAACAACATTTAGAGCATTTTCCAATTGAACCTCGTCGACCGATTTATCTCCGCCGAATGCATCTATTTGATCTATATTCATCTTACCGCCTTTTGACTATCGACAATAGGGCTGTATGATTTTCATCCTCGCCTTTAAAAACTATATAATTATTGCCAGGAGTAAAGTGTATATCTAACATAGTTCCTGAAAAATCCCTAAGAATAGAATCCAAATACTCACCATTAACATCAATATCCAGTTCATGGGCAAAGGATTCCTCAAACTCCTGGGTGGTCTCCACTAAATCGTTCTTAAGTTTCAGACTATTACCGGCAAAAGTCATACTAAGTCTGTGATTGTCTTCCTTATCCAACACGTCCATAACAGTATTAACCGTATCAGAAAAGTCCAACCTGGGTACCCTCAACGTATTAGTCAACTCAAACATTGCCTTATAGTCAGGGTAACTCTCATTTATAATCAAACTACCTACGATATAAGTGTTATTCGATTTTACATAAGCATACCTACCCTCAAACTTCATAAATACTTGAGCGTCATCATCTAGCACCGCCCTTAAAATAGATGCAAGACCATACCCCAAAATATACGACTTACGTTCTATGTCAGCAGCAGTATTAAACCCAAACTCAGCCAACTTAACACCGTTAGCACCAGCAAACACTACCCTACCAGTATCGATGGTCACATTAACACCCGTCAGTGCTCTCCTAACCTCGTTGGAATTGACACAGTGTAGTACTTTGTTGATACCTTTTTTAAGTATAACACTATTTAGGATAACATCTGGGTCATCAAACCCTTTGACTGCTGGGAAACTATCATTGAA